ATGGACCCACAACAGCAGCCACCCATCCGCGTAGTTTTCGTGCTGCTCCCCGGCAGCCTCGTGCTCGACTGGGCCGGGCCGGCCGAGGCGCTGCGGATCGCGAACCAGCGGCTCGTGGCGTCGGGCCGGCCCGAGCGTTTCGCGATCGAGTTCGCCAGCCCGCGGCCGACGTCCATGGCCTCGGTCGGCGTCGCGCTCGCCGGGCTCTCGCCGCTGCCCGCGCAATGGGACGGCCCCGCCTGGGTCGTGCTCGTCGGCCTGACCGGCCAGACCATCGCCATCGACAACCCCGAGACCCAGGACCTGCTGCACTGGCTGCGCGGCCAGCGTTTCGAGCGCGGCCGCGTCGAGCTGGTCACGGTCTGCGCGGGAGCGGTGCTGGCGGCGCATGCCGGCGCGCTCGCGGGGCGGCGCGCCACCACACACCACCATCACCTGGACGAACTGCGCGCGGTCGAGCCGCGCTGCGACGTGGTGAGCAGTAGCGCGACGTTTAGTCTGATCCAGCCAGACGTTTGATTTGATCCAGCATTTTTCGCCGGATCGGGTCAGGTCAGGCGGAGCACCACATAGCCGGACGGGCCGCTGCACGACACCAGAATGCCGCTTGAAGTCACTACACCGTCGCCGTGAAGCGTCATTGAAGGCGTTTTATCGACGAGCTCCACGTCCAGGCCGACGAGCTGCTGCGGCAAAGGCAACCGCGACAGGCTAACGACCTTGTGGAAGTCCGCCACCACCATCACCGCCTTCCCGTCCCTGTACCAGCAAAAGGCCGTGGCATCTGGGTTCGCCGCCCCGCTCCAGTAAGCCCGGAAGGTCACCACCTCGAAATACGAGCCCTTGGGGCGCACCCCGCCCATGATTGCCTTGGGGTATTGCTTCTTCGCGCTCGACAAGAAGCAAGCCTCAGTCACGAGGTCTTTGCGCTTGCTTGGCAGGCCGACAGATCGCACAGGGGACAGGCCAACCATTGCCCCGAACTGCGGCACTCCCCCTTGCATGACGATCTGCGACATGCGATCGGGCGGGTTGTCGGGGTCTGCCCAACGCAATTTCGTGACTACCAACTGCTCGAAGGCGCCGCTGATGTCCTCCCGAGCTGCAAAGTTCCACGTCTTGAGCCCCCCAGGAATAGGGAGCGTCCGGGGGATATGCTGGATGAGCTGCTTTCCCGTGAAGTTGAGGGCCTCCATCTGGGTGCCGCCGACGTAGCCCAAGGTGATTTCTTCCAGCGCGAGATCGCCTTCGATCACGCTGCAAGAGCCGTTCTCGGCATATCGATACGTGATGGTGCGCCGCACGTCCGTGTCGATCGATGCGTCGAGGAAGGACGGTTGTGTGGACGACCCCACCTGCGAGCCCACGAACGCCCCTACATCGGCCGGATTGGTGATCTCATAGGTGTTCACCACGTCCAGGGTCGTGCCCCGGTAGAGGCCGTCCGCCGTAATCTCGTTCGCGCCATCGAGAAACAGCCGCACTGCGTGCCCCTTGAGGCAGGGGGTCAGTTGCGCCAAGGTAGCGCTGATCATGTTGATGGTCGCTGGGTGAGCAGCATTGGCAACATGAGAAAGCGTCGCGCCCGAGATCGAGGTCGGAAAGGCCCACTTGGGATAGACGGCCGTGTTCTCCGGCAACAGCCACAGGTAGTTGGCATCCACGATCTTCAGGATGCGCCAATGCACCGAGGCACTATCGGTCCAGTCGGAACCAACGTCTTGCACGCTCTTTCCGTGGCCGGTGGCTTGAACTAGTTGCACGAAATTCGCGCCGTGGTTGGCGCCGATGTACGTGCCGTTGTAATTCATGGGGGCCGACGAATCCCCTTGGCTGCCCATGATCTCCCCGCTGTTCCAGGCCGTCTGGTTGTCAGCCGCTCCAGTCTTGAGGATGCGGCGCGCGCCGAGAACATTGGTCGTACTGTTCGCGCCGTTGACCAGCGAAATGCGCTGCAAGATGTCCCACGTGTCATCCAGCGAGCCTCGCAGGTACACCTCATTCCCCACCTTCTTGGCACTCAACGGCCCCGATCCTGAGGTGCTGGGCGCCGCAAGGGGCGGGAGCGCGTTGGCCTTGAGAATCTTTCTTCCACCGGGCGAGAACGGCTGGTAGGCGGTGCGCGCGTTCTTCTCGATCTGGATCGAGTTGATCACCCGCAGGAAGTCCTCGGGGGTGTGAGTCGAGTAAGCCGCCATGAAGGCGACCCGCCTGATCTGCGAACCCAGCGCGATGTCGAACGCTACTTGGTTCTCGCCGGTCCAAACGATGTTGAGCGGCGGATTTGCCATTCCGGGAGTGGCGCCGATCGTGTGATCGATCCCGAGGTAGGCGCCTGCTCCGTCTCGGCAATAGATCGCACGAAAGCCGAATCCGAGTGACTCGCCCATCCACGCGAAATAGCGGTTGCCCGGCTCCACATCCGTCCACCCAAAGTGCATGCCCATGGGATAGTCGAAAGGCTGACCATTGGGGAAGTTGATTCCCTTTCCATCCACCGCGCCGGAGAGGTCATAGAGGTTGCGCTGAGGCTCGAAATCGAACGCGTCATCGATCGGCCCCACCACGGAGGAACGGGCGATGGACTCTGGAATGCGTTCATCACGGACCATCGCCGGCTTGACCGTGCCCCATGGCTCCAGCTCGGTAGCGGTCCCGCCCAACTCAAGCTGGGTGTGGGTTCGGATGAAATCGAACTTAGCCGTATCGTGCGCCGCATAGTAGAAGAGCATCGAGGCCTTGATGGTCCGCACACCCGACCCGATTGGGTTGGTGAACGTCACGCTGCTGCGGCCTCCCGTCGCGCCGGCTCCAGGCGGCCCGAGAACTACATTCATCCCGGGCACTACGGGCTCTGTCAATCGTGGACCGCTCAATCCAAGGTAGTTGCCGCCCGCCCCGTAGCAGCGCAGCAGCGACTCGATGCCGGCTTCTGACGTTGGCACCGACAGGGTGTAGGTCACGCCCTCATCCACGGGGATAGGCCCGCTTCCGACGCCGGTGGGAAATGCAGCAGTGGCCCCGCCCGCGTACTGGTACACCACTCCGTCCTGAGCCAGCGCAGGGTTGTACAGGTTCTTCGGCGTGCCAAAGTCGAGGACTGGCTTGATCTTCTCAAGATCATCCACATTCGCCTGTACGACTGTGCCGCTCGGCACCGACTTGCCGACCTGAAGAACGGCAGCGCCCCCGACATTTTGGTAGAGGTCGAGCGCGATTCCCGAGGTCGCGCTTTTCACGGTGAAGAACTCATTGAGTCCGACGCCTGCCGGCGTGCCGGCCGGATTCACGCCGGCAGCGGGCGTGCTGTAGGTCCGGCCGCGCGCGAGCGCGACCTGAGACGCGAGATCGGCGTTCTCCTGTGCGGTTGTCGCCTGGGCAGCTTTGTCGGTCGCCAAAAGCGCTTTCGCCGAGGCCACGGCCGCCGCGTTGCTCACGGTTTCGTAGTCCTCGGCAATGTCGTTGATCGTAGATACAGCGGCCAGTGCGCGCGACGCCGACTCGCCCGAGGCATCCGAGAACGTATTCGCTTCGGCGACGGCCTTTTCGGCCGCATAGACCGGTGGATAGGGCGGCGGGTTGATCTTGGCGGTGTGAACTGCTTCACCAGCTCCGACCGTCACCGTGAGCAGCTCGGCGAGCAGAGCCTGTCCGCTGGCCTGCACCAGCATGTCGTAGTGCGTGCCACCTCCGTTGCGGGTGTTGGGCCACACGGCGCCCACGTAGTCGCCCGGCTTGGCCGGGTCTTCGTCCAGAACCCAGTTCAAGGGAACGATGTCGTTCTCGTCGGCTTGATACGAAGACAGCCGCAGGGAGACTTTGGCGCCCGCGAAAGGCGCGCCCAGCACCGAAAGGAGATGCAGCCGAAGGGTGCGCGTCGCGAGAGTCATTCGACACTCTCCGGTGCGACATAGGCCGGCAGCTCGGCGAGCAGCTCTTCCCACGTCGGTTCATCACGTTCCCCGGCCTGCACCTCGGCCAACAGCGCGTAGCAGGCCGCCCACACGAGCGAACGCCATGCGCGCAAAGCCTGGCCCTCGGCCTGAAACTTCGGCACTGCTGGCTCATCGGCATAGCTGACGGCCGAGCTGATCCCGTCGTAGCCGTAAGCGCGAGCGATCGCATCGAGCTGGCCTTGAACGCCGTCTTGCAGGGCCTTCAAACGCTGTTCGAAGGTTGGCGGGGCCGGCTCGGTCGCAGGCGCCGGGCTGGGCTCTGGCGCGGATTCCGGAAGGTCTTCGACCACCCAGGCGTCATCGCGGAAATACGCCATTTGCGTGCCCATCGCGAAGGCCGGCGGCTCGATCGTGGTGGAAGAGAACGGGATCAGCGGCTCGTCGGGAGCACGCGGATTCGGATCGGTCTCGCCGGCGAAGGTAAAAGCCTTGGAGTGCTGGTCGTAGTAGTAGACGATGAACATAGGGCCTCGCTCAATACTTCAGGTAGAAGGGCCACGCGATATTCCGAGGCTTGGCCTCGGAGCCCTGGGACGAGATGGAAATGCCTGTCGCGGCGGCGTTCAACGAAATGCCTGTGGCCGCCGCATTGATAGTCGAGGGGTGCGAGTGCCCACCGGCCGGTCCTGTGTTCGGGATGTTCGACCAGCTGTTTCCAAAGCCAGCACCGCCCGGATAACCACCTTGCATGGTTCCGTTGTTTCCGATCCCGGCAGTACCGCCATAGACAAAACCGGCGTCCACTCCGGCCGGCACACCGTGCTGGTGGTCAGCTACGGCGCCTGTCGAGCCCGTGTGAGCGTGTTGGGGGTCGTTCACCGTGTGCCCATGCATTGGATCGACAACAGGGTGGACGTGGGCTGCGTTGCTCCCCGCCTGAGACGAACCGATCAGCCGCGCGATGTCCACGCCTCGGCCATCGTCCAGCGCGCGGATGAACTCGCCGCCGATGAGGGGAATTCGGAAAGTCGTGGAGCCGTCGCCCGAGCTGAACCAGCCTTGCCTTCCTGCCGTCCAGTCCGCCTCGGAGACGGCGCCGACCACTTGCACATGTGCCCACAGTTCGGGATACAGCACACGGGAGAGCAGCACACCGTTCATTCGCATCCAGCCCGCAGGCGGAGACGGCTGGAGGAAGATGCCCACTCGGCCCGGGAGGTCCGAGCTAGCCGCTGCGTTGATGTTGCGGATCGCGCGCAGCAGCAGGTTGTAGGTGCTCGGCACATCCGGATCGAACTGGGCACCTGCGAGGCCGCCCGCCTTGAGAACCTCCATCACGCTCCAAATGAGCGAGTTGAGGTCTTTGTCGCTTACGGCCGTTGGCACCGCCTGCACTTCCTTGTGCATGCGGTAGCCCGTGCCGGTGTGGGTGTAGTAGGCGTCGGAAAGCGTGTAGTCCACGAGAGGGCCTCTATTTCAGGATGAAGGTGGGAGCGAATCGCGCAGGGAGCGTGCGATTCAAGAGACAGGCGAGATCGCTGCTCGTTTTCGGTCCGTAGATCAAACGATCAGCAACGCGGGCGCGGCCCACGCGCATCCGGCCAGCCGGCAGCGTCACCGTGAGGTAGAGCTGCCCATCGAGCAAGCCGAGACGCTTGCCGCAGCGATGGCCCACCCGGAAAGGCAAGTTGTAGGAGACGGTGACCGTGTAGCCCACGGCAAGGCACATCGCCTCGATCACAGCCGGCGCGGCCGGGCTGGAGTCCTCGTAGGGCAGATCGGGGCCGCGCAGGCGCATCAGCAAGAGGTAGCGGCGCTGCTCGATGCTCTGGTTCACCCCGAAGCAAGGGTCAGGCAAGCCGGTGGCTTCTTCCCATTCAGCGAGCCGCGTGGTGGTCGAGTGCGGTTGCCACTCGGCGACGGCGCTGCGGGTGAACTGGTGCAGCGCTTCGAACATGCCCGCGATCGCGCGCATGGTGCGCATGAGCACCGAATCCGGATCGCGCGGCCACGCGAAGCCCTGCGGCAGCAGGTAGACAAGAGCTTGCAGGAAGCGCTCGATCACACGAACTCCACAGTGCCCAGCACGAGCAACGCATCGAAGCTATCGACGGTCAGGAAGCCACCGCTGTAGACCTCGGGCTCCATGAGCGTGTGATTGAACTCGCCACGGGTGCCGCTGATCACCTCGACAAGGTGGCTCATCGGCATGCCCTGGCCGGGCGTGGCCTCGCGGAAGAACAGGTCTTGCAGGGCCGCAATGACCTGCAGGCGCGTGTCTGCCGAGTCAGGGGACAGCCGCACCTTGATGTTGACGATCCGAGCCTGCGGCAGGATCACGAACAGCTCATCGGGCGGGCCACGCCGTGGATCGCGGATGTAGTCGAACACGAGCTTGCGCTGCCCTGTGGTCGGGATGCCCGGCGCCGCGTTGCCGTCCGCCATGATGATCACGCCCGCCGAGGTCGGGCCTGCCGGGTTGCGCACACCCCAGGCGCGCGTGATGCCGGGCAGCTCCATCGCCCAGCGCGCGTAGTCGGCTGGTGCGCCACCGAGCGGCGGATTGCTGAGCCGCTGCTGCAGGCGGAAGACGGCCTCTTCGTCCTTCTCCACATCGGTCCCGCCGCTGATGCCATCGGCGCCGACCACGAACTGCGAGTCGATGCCGGCCTGCACGGACACGAGGGTCAGCGCGGTCCCGGCCGGGAGGTTGCCCGCCTTGCCCGCCAGCAGCGCGACGATGTTCCCGGCCACCACACCGCCCGAGGCGGGTGCATCGGCAGTGAATCGATACTGCCGGCCGTCGCTCGCCTGCAGCAGCGAGCCCGAGGCCAGCAGGTTGCCGTCGAGGCCCGTGCCTGAGACCGCACCACCGGCCGCATTGGCGGCTTTCCGGGCGAGTCTGTAGGTAGACAGCCACCCGTCGAGAAACTCGCCTGCAGACTTGATCGGGATGGCTTGGCGGGCGATGAAGTCGCGCAGGTAGCGATAGGCGCCGTGCAGGCCGACCGCTTGCACGAACGCGAGCACCTTGGTGTTGCTGCGCGCCAGCTCAAGATCAGCCGTCGAGAGCTGGGCCGGAGTCGCGGATTGCCCGGCCTGGGCGAGCGATTCCTGCAGGAGGCGCGCCGCGTTCTGCTGCAGCTCGCCGATCTGAGGGATAGCGACGTTCAACGGCGATTTGCTCATGCGCCACCCTTTCGCAGGCTGGTCGCCCAAAGCACGTCATAGACCGGTGCGACTTGCCCCGGCTTGTAGATGGTCGGGCGCACCGCGAGGCGATCGAGCCTCGGGCCAGCCCACTCGGTCGAAACCTCGATGCGGCTGGCAATGCCGTCGCGCGTCATCCAGGCGAGCGCCTCCTGCGCCGCGAACCGGGCACGCTCGCGCACGTCGGTCGTGGTCTTCGTCACGTAGCAGAGCCAGAGCAGCGAGCCGAGCGAGTCCACGCGCGGGTCGAAGTCCTCGGCCATGAACTCGTCGCCCACCCAGCCGCGCCGGTCTTTCTGGTGCAGCGGCATCACGTCGTCGGGGCCAGCGCGTCGATCGCTGAACAGCGACAGAATCACCGCCGTGGAGAGCGTGTCTTCCAGCTCCAGCGCGAAGACCTGCAGCGCCTCGGCTTGCAGCGGCACGCGCACGCCGCTGCTGTAGTCGGTGAAGGGGAAGGACTGGGCCGGGCCGGGAGCGGTCAGCCGCCAGTCAAAGGGCACGCGCAACACCGCCGAAGCGGAGAAAGCGGGCTGGGGACGGGTTGCCACATCGAACATGCGGCAAGTCTCGCGAGACAGGGCCTCGCGGTCATGGTGAAACAGTTCACCAGCGGGCTACGTCACTGTGCCGCTGTTCTCTCCGCCTCGCACCACGTCGCTGTGCGTGTGCGTGTCGGTGATGTCCTTCCCGTTGAAGGTCATCGAGCCGCCCGCATAGGCGCTGTTGTTGTTGCTGTAGTTGAGCGCCATGTTCGTGAGGTTCATGGTGCCGCCGCTCATGGCCGCAGTGCCCCCGGCCAGCATCGTGAGGTTCGCCACCTCGGCGAGCTGGGCCACCTCGGTTTTCTGCGAGAACCGCCCGACCGGTGTGTTGAAGTCGCTGCGTGTCGAGGCGTTCATCGTCACCGTCTTGGTGTTGACCTCGTAGCTCTCCGAGGCGTTGACGACGAAGCGATCGCACTCGACCTCGATCAGCCGGCCGTCCTTGAGCGTGATCTTGTGGCCTTCCTTGTGCCAGACCGAAACCTCGTGGGACGCAAGCTGCGGTCGCTCGGCCAGCCGGTCCATGCGCAGCACGATGGTGTGCCCTTGCCAATCGATCTTGAGGCCCTGGCCATCCACTGGATTCGCCGCGAAACCGTAGTCTTGGAAACGCTCGATGTTGTCTTTGGCGTCGTGCTCCATGGCATCGCCGCGCACGCGCTGCACGAGCGCCTCGACCAGCCCACGGAAAGACGCCCGGCGAATCTGGATGAAACCCATCAGCGGCCTCCCGAGGCGCGATCGCGCGGCCCTTGCGGGTGGTTGGTCCGGTTTCCGCGATTGCCCCAGTTCTTGCGCTTGGGCTTCGTGTGCAGCGGCACCGTGTCGTAGGCCTCGATCGGGCGGACCACCAGCTCGCTGATGTCGCCGTCCTGGCGCGTGCAGGTCTGCCGCACGCTGGTGATCAGCCACTCGGTGCCGTCCAGGCCGTACACATCGTCATAGATCGCCACGCGCTCATTGACCGGCCATGACTCGCCCTTGAAGGTCCAGCCCTCCACCACGTAGCGAATGCCGTAGGCGTGGCCCCGGCGCACCCGCACGGTGTGGTCGACCAGCGCCTGTAGCTCGGCCTGCGTGGTGTTGCCGTCGGCGTTGATCACCAGCGGCATGTAGCGCTTGATCTCGGCGTCCTTGGCCTGGGCCTTGAGACCGCGCGCACTCTCGAAGTCGTCGATGCAGTTGGACTGACCGTAGGCGATGTACTCGCTATGGCGGTTCTCGTCGGTCCCGATGCCGTCCATTTGAATGACGTTCATCCCCCGCACGATCGCGCCTTTGAAGCGGTTTTGACCGGCCTTCGTCAGCACCACATTGCCGGCGTTGTCGCGGGTCGCCAGCACGCCACGCAGGCGCGCCGCACGCGAGAGCGCAGAGAGCACCGTCTCGGCGTGGTAGAGCTTGAAGTCCTTGATCGCCGCGCCCACGTCGGTCTCGATCTTCACTTCCAGGCCGTATGGCGCCACGAGGTCGCGGGCGATGCGGTCGAGCTTGGCGTTCAACCACTGGCCGCCCTTGTGCACCGCCGAGCTGCGCACGAGATCACCAGCTCGGTCCTTGCCGATGATGCGCATCCCGCAGTCCTCGCGGCGGTAGAACGGCTCGGCCGCCAGCACGAATCCGGTGATCACCTTGGTTTCGCCGATGAACACCTCGATGTCGTCCTGCCGCTTGATCTCGGGCGGCTCGCCCGGCGTGAGCGCCACCGGAATATTGAAGGTGCCGCACAGCGCCTCCATGTCGCGATCGACATCGCTCTGCAGCCAGCCCTCGAAGGTCTTCCCGTTGACCTTCACGCTGATCCGCGCATCGTCGCGGGTGTAGTCCTGGGCCACGGCCTGGGGGAGCGCTGCCATCAGTCGTGCCTCATGACGCGCAGCGCCTTGCCCGGTGGCACGAGCAGCGGGTGCTCGATGTGCGGGTTCAGGTCGAGGATTTCATCGGCATAGGTGGCCGTGCCGTACAGGAGATAGCTGATGTACCAGACCGGCTGCCATGCCTGCGGCGTGTAGTCGTCCAGGCGCACCACGTCGCGGCTGCGCGCCTGCAGGTCCTTGAGCGCGGCCGTCTGCAGCGAGATCACGGCCGAGTGCCACTCCTTTACCGGCAGCGACTCGGGCGCCTGCCGCGTGGAGGCTTCGACCAGCAGGCGGGTGCACTGGGCGTTCACCGCCCGGCGCATCGCCATCACCGTGTCGTAGTCCGAAGCCGAGAGGTCGAATTGCGCGGTTGCGCGCACGTAGGCGGCCGTCGCGAGCGTCTCGATGAACTGATCGCACACCGCATTGACCCGCGCGAGCTGGCCGCGCGCGGCTCCATCGGTGCCCAAGAACGCCGGATCGCCCCGCCCGAACATCACGAGGCCCTGGCCCACCTCGGGCACGATGGGCACCTCGATCACGTTGCGGCGCAGGATCGGCGCCATCTCGAAGAGGCCAGCGAATGCGGCCTGATAGCGCCCGGCCAGCGGCTGCGGGAGCTGCACCGGCAGCTCGAAGAGGTCGCGCAGCGCGCCGGCCAGCTCGCGCGGCTGCAGCACGAGGGCATCGAATCCCCGACTCGCCGATTGATAGCTCCCGATCAGCTTGTTCCCGAAGTCGGCCAGCATGTTGAGGTCGCCGAGGGAGCCCAGCGCACCGGATGCGGCCAGCGAACGCAGGGAGCCCAGCGGCCCCATGGACGCCAGCGAGTCGAGCGAGCCGAGCGCGGCAGGCGCGCCAAGGGCACCCAGAGAGCCCAGGCTGCTCGCAAGCTCTCCCACCTGACCCCACACCGCATCGAGCGTCGATCGCATGCTGAAGCGCGCGGAATCCGCGACCCAGCCCTGCAGGCCGTCCAGCTCGAATTCCGTGGCGAACTGCTGCTCGGCCGCGTCGGTCGCCTCATCGGCCGCCTCGATGGCGTCGCCCTCGGTGTTGGTCACCCCAGTGGGATAGCGGCGCGACTCGGCGCGAATGAAGGTCAGGTCAAAGCGCGCGACCCCGCCTTCGTAGGTCGGGTTCTCTTTGATGCTGAACCGCCCGGCCACGTACACGCGGATCGAGCCGGCAGTCGGGTGCACGAGAACGCCTTCGCCCGTGAGCACCTCGCGCAGCGCCTCACGCTGGGCGATGTACTCATCGCCGATGACGTAGGCCGAGAACCGGATTTCCTCGGCCGCCTCGCCCATGCGGAAGACGGTCGGGAGGTCTTGGAATGGGTACTCGCGCACAACCACCGTGTCGCCGGCCGAGTGCGAGATGTCGTCAACCTGAAAAGGCACGCCCCGGAACGATGCCGGCAGCAGTTGGTCGAGCCAGCTCAATTGCCACCTCCCGGATTGGTGTTGCCCGCGTCGATGCGCACGAGCGAGGGCTGTTGCGTGACTGCCGGGCGCGCGGTCACGCGGTCATCCGTCACACGCACATCCAGAGCGATGCGCCCCTCCCCGACCTTCACCTCGGTGGTCTTGCCGGCCGAGATCGTCTCGGCGGTGGCGCCGGGCGCAGAGATGGTGAGTGCGTCCAGGCCGGGCGTGCCCAGGCTGTTGAGCTTTGCGGCGAGGGCTTCTCGATCCCGCTGCATGGTGCGCAACTGGGCTTCCAGGCGCGCTACCGCGCCCCCGGCCCCGTTGGTGCGCTCCAGATCGATCAACTGGCTTGTCTCGGCGATGCGCGCATCCCGATCGGCAATGCGGCTCGTGAGCCCGGCACTGCTGTTCGCCCGTTCGTTCAACAAGACCCCAGCGCCCAAGATCGGCGCGCCCACGAGCGCCAGACCGCCCATCGTGCCCCCTGCTACCAGTCCCATCGTGCCCGCCGTCGCGGCGCCTGCGCCGGCTGCGGTAGACACGGAAAGGATGGTCGAGGCGCGGGCAGCAGCAGCAGTCGCAGCAGAAGCACCCCCCGATGCTGCTGCGCCTGCTGCGCCGCCCGCTAAACCGCTAGCAGCCGCCCCGAGGCCGCCCTTTGCAATACCGCTTAGGAGAGACATGGCCGACAGCGCACCGAGCGCAACGGTGGCGCCATAGGCGGCTGTCGCCAAGGACGGGAAACGCTCGGCGAGGCTGACGGTGCCGTCAATCAACTTGTTCAACGGGCCGGACATCGCCTCCAGCGCGTTCGTTGCGGCAATGTCTTTCTCATTGGCCGCAGCCTGCATGCGAGCGCCCGTGCCTTCGGTCATGAACTGAAAGCCGGTCGAGATCGCATTGCCGTTCTCATCGCGCACGGCCGACAGCACCTTCGCGCCGTATTCCTTCGTGCGCCGCAGGCCCTCATAGCCGCCGAACTCCTGCAGGTCGTTGATGATTTTTGAGACAGCCGAGTCCTGATAAATCTTCTTGATTGCCTCGTACTGCTCGGTGCGCTGCTCCGGCGTTGCCGCCTTGTCGGCCTTCCGCATTGCAGCGCGGGCCTTGCCGTCTGGATCGTTCTTCGCCATGACACGATCCAGCAGGTTCATGTACGTTTCGACCGGGGTTTGACGGGCGAGCACGCCTTTCGCCATCTCGGCGTCGAGATCGAAACCTTGCTTCTTGAAATCTTTGCGGGTGCTGTCTGCCCCCATCTTCTGAAGGAAATTGCGGAGGTTGTTCGCGGCTTCGTCGTTGGTGCCAGCCGTTGAGCGCACCTGTTGAAGCATCGTCACGAGCTGCTCGACACCATCCATGCCCTTGTAGCCCTTCAGGTACGGAAGCAGTGGGCCAATCCATTTGGCCGAGTCCTTGATCTCGAAGCCGCCTTCTTGGCCGCCTCTCATCACCTTCGCGAGCGCGATGGCGATCTGCCCAGGATCGAGGCCAAGGCTGACCTTCATCTTTTCGGCGGCTTGCACGAGGTCATCCGGGTCCGCTCGCGCAGCAACTGATGTGCGCATCACCGAGGGGAGCAGAGCTTTCGACTCGTCGTAGGTGAAAGAACCGGTGCCGACGAGTTTCTCGAAAGCACCCAAGGCGGAATCGCGCGTTGCGCCGCGCGCCTGCCGGATCGTGTCGATCACCAGATTGTTGATCTCGCCCCGGCCCGAGCGCAGCGCATTCACGTCCTTGCCTGCAAACGCAGTTGCCGTGACAGCGCGCAATCGCGTGTCGTAGTCCACGGGAGACTTGAGCGCCGCCGCGAGCACATAGCCACCCGCCGAGCCGGCCATGAAGCCTTTCTGCAGCTTGTCGATACCGCTTGCAAGGGTTCGGGTCAGGCGAGCCGCTTTGGCCTCGGCTTGATCGATCGTGCTCACCAGTCGGCGCATGAACCCCAGTTGCCTTTCAGCACTGGTGTTCGTGCCCCAGCGCGACATCGCACGGTCCAGCGCCGTAACCCGTGTTGCGGCGGTTGTAGCGCTGTCGCGCAGGCGTTCAGTGTGGCGTGTCGCCGTCGTGGTGGCGCCCGAGTAGTCGCGCAGCTTGGCATTGGTGCCAGCGACCGCGCTCTGCATCGACTTTTGCGCCTGCTCGACCGCTTGAGCATCGGCGCGCGCTCGCGGGCCAATGTTCGACGCAAGATCGATGAAGTAACGCAGTTTCAGCTCGCGCATGGACGGCTATTCCTTCTTCGCCAGCTCAGCCGCGATCGCGCGAAGCCTTGCGCGAGGCATCGACTCCAGAGAAATCGGCGAGCAGTGCAGGGCCAGACTCAGCCGCGTGAGAATCCGCTCCCACATCTGGAGTCTGGCCCTCGGGCTGTGGGGAAGCGACGGCGGCCGGTGCGTTGCCGTTCACGTAGGAGTCGAACTCCTGTTGCGTCATGTTCCCGTAGCGGACCTCTGCAGCCAACGTGATCAGGAAGATGCGCTTCTCGATCAGGCCGAGGTCGTGGGTGCTCAGCTTGCCGACCAGCGTTCGATCAATGGCAGCAGCGGGAATGGTCACGCTGTCGCACTGGAACGCCTCAACGTGCTGCACGGTCATCGCGAAAGCAAACTCCGCATCGCTCACCAGCAACCGCGGTGCGCCGTTGAGCATGACCACCCGTTCGGCCTGCTGCTCGGCAATGCGCTCGTGCGCCACGCCGGTCTCGCGCAGCCGCACGACGTGATAGCGGATCGTCTTGCCGTCTACCTCGACAGGAAGGCCATCGATGAGCCGCAGCTCGAAGAGGTCCCGGATGGTTGCGGCGGGGGTGCTGTTGGTGTCCATGGCATGAGTGTCGGCAGCTAGGCCGCTCAGGTCATGGTGAAGCGCTTCACCGGCTCAAAAGCAAAGGGGGCCGGTCAATACCGGCCCCCTTGAGACACGGGCGCAAGGCCCTTCGCAATGTGGCCGCTCCAGCGGCCTTGGTGTTTCAGCTCACAGCCACTGAATCGGCGCAAGCACGTTGAAGGTTACGTCCACCGAGCCAGCGCCAATCGCACCCATCGATGCGAACGAGCAGCGAGGCATCAGCGCGCGCTTGCCGTTCACCTTGTCGCGGCAAACCACCTGCGAGTCGGACACGAACGAGAAATCCTCGACGGCCTCGTTCTGGCCGAACATCAGCTTGAAGGTCACCGTGGTGGGCACGCGCTTGCGCGAGGTGTAGTCATCGCCCGAGGGGACGGGAACGACTGTGTTTTCCCAGCGTGCAGCGCCAGTGATCTGCGCGGTGCTGTCCTCGATCGCGATCGGGGCGCCATCGATCACCAGCTCGTCGATGTGGAAGAGACTTTTTTCGCCTGCCATGTGTTTCTCCTAGTTGCGGGTTGGCGTGGGCGTCAGACGGTGCCGCCGACGACTTCCGAGGTGATCTCGGTTTGGTAGTGCTGCACCACGAGCACGGGCTGATCGATGATCTTGAGCTTCTGGTTCGCGCCGTCGATCTCCACCAGCAAGGTGTCCTTGTAGTAGCCCATGTTCTGGCAGAGGCCGGCGTCCATGAACGTCTTGTAGATGCCGAGCATGATTTCCTCGGCAAGCGGCACGGTCATGATCTTCTGGCCCGGGATCGGGTCGGTGATGTACTGGGCCAGCTTGTAGCCCCGGTACTTCGTCTGGAACTCGGTGACGTTGAACCAGCGCTTGTAGCTGGCGGTCTTGAGCCAGCACAGCTCGGCCATGCTGCGATCCGGTGCGCCTGCGCTGCTCAGCGTGTAGTTCGTCACCATACGCAGCAGGTTGCCCGTCGAGTCCTGGCCGATCTCCAGCGGCGAGGCGCCCGCCTGCAGAAGGTTGTTGATCTGGTCGATGGTCCAGTGCTGCGCCGGCTTGGGACCGACGTAGCCGAGCAGCGGAATTCCCGTGTGCGGCACTGCCGGGTCTTTCGATGCCTGGCTCTCGATCGCGGCGCCGGCCATCGCTGCGGTTTCCCACGGGTTCGTCACGTCCTTGGTCGTCGCGATGGTGTGCACATGCGGGCTGTTGCGGCCACCGAGGAACGTGGTGATTTCCGACTCGGTGCCGCGCATGGCGTTCACCACCATGCCGTCGCGCATGTTGTTCGCTTCCCAACGTGCGGCGAGCTCGGTTTCGAACAGGTTGAGGTTCGCGCTGTCCAGGAACGGGCAGACGATCTCAGTCGGGCGACTGAGACCGATGGCGGCGATCACCGGGGACACGTCGGGATTGACCGCGCCGAGGGCCATGGCCGGGATGGTCATCGTCAGGCCATTGGGCAGTCGGTCATCGTCGTAGAAGGCGCCGCGCACGTCGATGCTGTTGCCGGTCGGGCCGCCCCATTTCGCGGTCAGCTTCACTTCGCCCGGGTTCGTGCCTGCGGCGGCCGTGACTTGCAGCGAGGGCTGTGCAGCAATCGCCGCGATCAGCTTGGTCGCCACGGTCGCGTCGGTGTCAGAGGTCGTCACGCCCACGCTCACGCGCTTGCCGTGGATGTAGAGCATCACCTCGCCGGGGACCGCGACGGTGCCGCCCGTGTTAGCGATCACGATGGTGGTGGTAGCCGAGATTGGCGTGTTGCCGGGCGCGATCGCGATGCAGTCGATCGGCAGGCCGAGGTCGGCATTCGCCTTCGCAGCGCGCCACATGGCGAGCAGCATCGAGCCCTCGCCGAAACGCTCGATAGCGTCGGTTTCGGTCGAGACCGTCACCAGCGTGTTGATCGCCACGCTGCCGGCCGCGAGCTTGTGGCCGACCAGCAGCAGCCGGCGAGGCATGCCGCGCAGTCCCCGGATCGCGCGCTTGAAGTCGAGCTTGTTCGCGACGAAGGGAACAAGGAAGTTGAGGCTCAGAAGATCCTGAATTGCCATGGTTGCTCCAGTGAGTAAGGTTCGAAGGTGGTTTGAAGGGCTGGTGAATCAGGCGATCTGCAGGTCGCCGTCGTCCAGGCGGCGCAGCGTGGTCGTGGTCACGGTCTGCGGCGTGGGCACGCCGGGCTCGAAATAGCCGCCGCTCTCGTTGTTCTTGAGGCGCACGCCCTCGGTAATGACGACGTGCACCAGTTCACCCAGGCGGGGACGGGCAGCGGGCGCCGGAACGGGCGTGGAGGCAATCGCCGAGGTCTGTGCGGTGTTGGTATCGGCTGCAAGCTGCTCGTTGCTGGCGGCCGTTTTGGTGGTCTTGGTGGTGGTCTTGCTGGACATCAGGGCTCCTGGGGGAAATGAATGGCGTCGGTCACGGGGATGGGTGGGGCTTCGGAGCCGCCTGCGGCCGGCACGGTGCCGGGGTGGTAGTGCTCATCGATGTGGATGGCGAGCAGGTCGAAGAGGTCGCCGATCTCGGCGTTCACTTTGAGGTCTTGGGTCCAACGGACCACCCAAAGGGCTTGGCTCTGTGCATCCACAGCGCGACCGTAGAGGTTTTCTGCGGTGGGATCGGTGTCGAGCGGCATAAGCGAAACCGGCTCATCGCTCATCGGCGGCGACCACTTCGAAAGGCCCGCGCAGAGCTGGTCGGCGAGCAGCATGGCGCCATTCATGCGCTTGACGCGATCCACATGCTTGAAGGCGACGAACGCGGCCATGCTCACCGAGCGCACACCCCGGCCTCGAACACGCTGGCCGCTGGCGTTGGGCACCCAGCCGAGGACAGACACGAAGATCGCTGGGCAGGAGTAGCTCTTGAAGGGAATCTCTGCCGCGCTGAACTCGCCCCCGTACGGGAGCACCTGCTGCACGACCTTCCGGTCGAAGGATTCGCGCACGTAGGCGATCGTCTTATCGAGAAGAAGGCCGCTCATTGCAGGGCCTCAATCTCTGCGATCAGGATGTCTCCGATCGCGCGCTCTTGAGGTGTGCCCACGCCGAGCACAGGGCGGGCCTTGATCTCGGTCTTCTTGCCGCGCCCGGTCTTCCCGCCGAAATGGTGGATCGCCGCATAGACGAGATCGGAGCCGATCGCCACGCCACCGGGCGCGAGTTGGAACACATAGCTGTCGTAGAGGTGGTGCTTGGCGATCAGCGTCTTGCCGGGGCGGTCGATGGCCGCTTGGCTTTGCGGCATGGCCGAACCGTCGAAGAGCTTTTGCCCGTCGAGGTTGTCCTGCACCTCTCCGACCATGTACTCGCCGATGTCCTCGCGGGCGCGGCCGTAGCCCTCCGAGTTGGCGATCGCCAAACGCGCGAGGTGCAGCCGGATCGCCTCGCTGCTGAAGCCGGCGCGAAGTTCCACGCCGCTCACGGCCGGCCTCTCCACGTGCCCATGCCATGGCCGGGCCATTGGTACATGGTCTTCGACTGCCCTGTGCGCGTGCCACCGCTTTGCGGCACGGCCTGGCCGTTCGCGCCCGCGAGCTTGACCTTGCCGTTCGCAATGTCACGCAACCACGAGCGCCAGTCTTTGCAGCAGCTCGCCATCTGCTCGGTGCTGTTGTCGCTGTCGTCGGAGAGCGCGCAGCGCGTGAGGGCAAGGCAGCACTCTTCGAGCGTGCCTGCGTTTGCGTCCTCGGTCGAGAGCGGGAGCACCACGGCCGGGCGCAGATAGCCGTCCATCACGTTGGACTGCGTTTCGAGCTTGCGCATGAAGCGGCCCAAGGCCGAGAGCGCAGCGTCCTTTTCTTCCTGGCTCGGCGAGCCCGTCCACGTGCCCGCGATCGCGTCTTTCAGGAGTTGCGCGGTTAGCAGCTTCTCTTCGTCGGTCAGGAGCTGCACGGTCTCCTCGAGGCCATAGGACTCGATGAACCGTTCGGGCGTGGCGTAGGGCATGGGCGATCAGGCCTTGTTGCGGGCGGTCTTGCGGGCGGCCTGCTTGGTCGCCGGCTTGCGCGTGGTCTTGGTGGCCGGCTTGTGCGGCGCATTGGCGGCCGGCGCAGCGGGCGGAGATGCGACGGGAGGAACCGCCTCGGTGCTCGGGGTTTCGCCAGCCCCGGAGCCTGCTCCTTCGTCGTCGCCCTCGTCGTCGCCATCAGCGTCTGCATCCGAGTCGGCGTCGGCATCACCTTCGCCAACTGGCAAGGGCTCGCCCGCTTCGTAGGCGGCGATCTCGGCTTCGGTGGCCGGGCGCGCGGCACCGCAGTCGATCAGCACCTCGGCCCGCTCGGGTGTGAGCTGCACGGCTTCACCCTCGGGGATCACCTTTCCCTTTTGACGAAGGGCCGACAGCGCGATCAGCAACTGCAGCCCGAGAAGAATCTTGTTGCTCATGAGCATCTCCGATGTATGAAAGCCAAAAGGCGGGAGCCTGGGCGACAAGCCTTCCCCGCCAACACACTGAGCCTCTGCGCTTGCACCGTCGCCCGGTTCTGCGCTTCGTTGGCTGAGCGCCGTCAGTGGCGCCCCGAGGATTTCCTTACGTGCTGATCGCGTTCTGCACGAAGTAGCCGAGGTCACCGGCCGTGATCAGCTCCTTCACCGACTCGCCGGCCCGCACGCGGATACCGCCGCGCATGCCCACGTCGGCGTCTTCGATCACGCCGCCGACCTTGTCGCCGTACTCGGCCGTGAGGCCGAAGGTCACGCCCGCCTGGGTGTCGGCCTCCTTGTTGCGGCAGATGAAGGCGGCGTGATTGCCCCACACACGCGCCAGCGTGACGGGCTGGCCGGGCTTGGCCGTGTTCAGGCGCGCATCGCCGACGAGGATTTCTTCCAGGCCCAACTCGGAGGCGAGTGCGGCGAGCGACACCTTGCCCGCGTCGGTGTTGTTGCCGAAGATGGCCTTGCAGACCTTCGGATGGCGTTGCAGCTTGGAGGCCACACGACGGCCGAAGATCGCGACGTTGGGACGCATCACCATGCCGTCGAGGATGTCGTCGATCTGCACCAGCGGATCGCTACCGGCGTAGTCGTCCCAGAACTCGTCGGTCATCACCACTTTGTTGCCAGCGGCATAGGAAGCCGCGTTGAACATCAGGTCAGCCACGCGCTTCTCGCGACGGTTCTGAACCGACTGCATCACCAGCTTGGCCGCGCGTGCCTGGGGGTCGGGTGCGGAGACATTGCCGCCGCCCGCCTGACGGGCGTTTTCCCAGGCGAGCTGGTCCGAATTCGGCACGGGCGCGTCGAGGGCGTGGTCTTCCACGGTGGCCGACAGTTCCTTCGCGCCCCAGTCGAGCTGGTTGGGCGCGCTCTTGCGGCCGACACGGGTTTCGGGTGCGAGGAACGCATCGCCGAGTGCGTACTGCGAGTAGCGGAACGTCTCGGTCAGCACCGGCACACGCGGCATGGCCTTGTCCGCGATCAGGTTGCCCTGCGTGTAGGCGATGGCGATCGCGGCGAGCGACGGGACGATGACAAAGGGATGGTTCATGGTTGCGGGTCCGTTGGTTGCGTAAGGTGGAGCGAGCGGGGCTGGTCAGCGTTGCGCGTGCGGCTCAGACCACGCCGGGGGCGTACAGGTAGGTGATGACGTCATCCGCCACACCCGCGATCTCGGCGAAGCCGATGATTCGATTGCCGGTGGTGGTGGTCGCGATGGCCTTGCCGGCCGCGTTGCTGGTCAGCGCATCGCCTGCGGCCACGACGCCGCCGAGGCGAACCTTGGGCACGGGGCCGACTGCTTGATCGACCATTTCGCCGGCCACGTGGTCCAGCTCGTCGCTGGTGCCGAGCAGCTTGTCGGTGGCGGCAGCGGCGACCACGCAGCTCATGTCGGCGGCGCCGGCCTTGATGATCAGCAGCGCGCCGACCGCGCCTTCGGCCACGCGGCCACGGAAATCGGAATTGATGGGCATGTGAGGTGCTCCGGTAGTTGAGGGAGTGGGGCCGTCGCTTAGGCGGCTTGGCTCGTGACGTGGGTCACTGCCGCTTCGATGCTGATCTCGCGGCCTTCCTTCGCCTCGGCGGCTTGGAAGGTTCTCGCGGCCTTAGCGATGGCGTTCGAGTCCTTCAGATCGACAGCCGAGACGCCGGGGTCATCGCCGGTCCGGGTCGTGCGGCCCAGCTTGATCAAGGGCGAGCGTGCAGCCATGAACTCGGCGAAGAACACGGCCGGGGTCTTCTTGGCCTCCTTGCCGTCGCCCGCCGAGAAGGTGAACTCGGATTCAGCGTCTTCGAGTGCGCCCATGAACTCGGCGAGGCCCAGCTCTTCGGCCGGCAGCACCTTGCCCTCGGCCTTCCAGCCCTTGATCAGACCGCCGATGCGATCGCTCCGCACCTTGACGCGAAGCTGTGTCAGCTCTTCATCCTTGGACGCGAACTCGGCCGTCGCTGCCGCCTTGCCATCGGCGAGTGCCTTGGCAATGGCTGCATCGAGGTCTTCTTTGGAAATCGACATGGAACCTCCGGGGTTGTCGGATTGAGAAAAGAGACGGCCGGCATCGGCCTCTTGAAACTGGGTGCGCGCCTGGCTGGCGGCTTCGAGCACGCCGTCGATCTGCCATACCGGCATGACCTTGTCGGCTTCCTCGATGCCCTTGTCGGCGACGATGGACTCGCGCAAGCCACGCAGCAATTTGCCGGCGGACTCCAGGCCCCACACAAGGGAGTAACCGGGCGCAGCGAACTCGAAGATTTCGGCATCGCCGTCCGCGAACTCGACCGGCTCCAGGCCGTCGATCGCCGGAGGTACGGCGCCCAGCCATCCGACGTGACGGACGCGCCAGCCATTGGTGTCATCCTTGAACACCGACAGCGAGCGGTTGTAGTAAGCCCCCGTCTCCACCCCTTTCTCGAAGGCCGGGTGAATCTTGGTGAACTTGGCGAACAGGCGGTCGCCGTCGCGCTTGTAGCTCTCGACCTGCGCATAGGCGGGGTCATTGACCTTGGGATGACCGATCACGGCGGGCGCAGCGCCCAGCTTGTGGTTGTCGATCATCTGATCGAGGTCATCGCGACTGAACGAGCAGCGGCGACCCTTGCTGTCGATGTGGGAACCCGCCTTGAAGACCTCGACCCAGCCCGCAAGGCCGGTCATGGTGTTGGGTTTGGTCGAGGTCTTCGCGGTGGTCGGTGCGGCTTTAGGCATGGCTGCACTTTGCCGATCCGAGCCGGAAAAATACTGGTGAAGCAGTTCACCAGCAGACCGCGTTTTGAAGGGGGATGAAAAAGAGGGCCTAGGAGCCCTCGGAGCCGAAAGACGGCCGGATGTACCGGATTTCTCGCTGCGCCCGTTTTAAACGGGTTTCCGGCTGTTTTGAACGGGGTTTCGAACCCTAGGCTTTCCTGCCGGCCAGTCCAAAGGGGTTGTTTGCGCTGCCGGCCTCGGATTCGGCCATCGCGACGGGCTCGGCTGCTGGCTCGTCGTCTTCGCCGAACATGTCCATGGTGAACGTGTCGCGGCTGTCGGCATAGCCGCCCAAGATGTTGAAGACGTGGCGACGGGTGTACCCGGTGCGCTCTACGATCTCGTCAACGTCCAGGCCTTGCGCCTTGCACTGGCGGACCTGTTCGTGCCGCAGCTCGCGCAGGTACGAGTCGAGCTTCGGCAGCATCACCGATTCACCCGTGTACTCCTTCACGAGCTTGCCGAAGGAATCCAGGCCGAGCAGCAGGGCCAGCTCGTGGCCTTCGCGCACCTTGTGCGGCACCGTGATGCGGGCGCCACCCATTGCGCTCACCAGCCGCATCGCGTCAGCGAAACCCAGGACGCGCACCAGCTCGCGCAGCGCGGGCGGCAGCGTTTCGAGGTTGAAGTCCATCGTCGCTTCCATGTGCATCAGTCGATCTGCGCCTTCACGCGCATCCCCCAGGCTTTCATTTCTTCGATCAGCTTGTTGAGCTGCTGGCTGTCGGCGAAGCGCAGCGCGTCGATCTGGCCGACCTTGCCGCTGTTGCCCTGCCGCTTGGCCCAGGCCTCGACAGCGTGATCGCACGCGATTGGCCCTTCCGGGCGCTCGACCGCTCCGGCATCTGCCAGCGCGTACCACATCGCCCGAAGCTTTCGGTGCTGTGGCGAGGCGAGCGGGCGCGGCGTGCTGGCCTTGGCCTTGACCTCGAAGCCCTGGCGCTTGAAGTGCTGCAGCAGCAGGTTGCGCTCGCCGTGCGTGAGATCGGCGGCGCTGGTCTTCTTGGTGGCAGTGGCTGCGCCGATCACGAAGCGATAGTCGGCATCGCTAAGGCCCAGGTGCGCCTTTGCCATGTGGATCAAGCCCAGCTCGCGCTTGCGCGTCGCATCCCACGAGCTGGTGGGAACAGTCACCTTCGGAAAGGGCTTCTTGCTCACGGTCTCGGGCGGGTTCATGCGGCGCCTTTCACCATGTTCGCCCAGTAGGCGACCTCGACCACCATGCCATCCACGTCGCGCCACTTCTCGCCATCGTGATAGCCGAGCCATGTGGGCTCATCCGATCCTGGCGCGAGAGTGATCATCACCGTGAGGTCCGAGTCCGGCAGCTCCTGCTCAACGGGAGTCCAGACGATGACCTCGATTCCTTTGAGCTGAGGCAGCGGGAAGTAAGTGCCTGGGCCACAGATGGCCGTGCGCGCAGCGAGAAGCGCATCAGGCGCGCTGATCTGCAGTTCGCCGAGCACCGCCTCGGCGGCCAGTGCTCGCCCCTCCAGCGAGTCATACGCGCAGCGTGCGTCATGCGAGGTCTTCGCACCCTTGATCGCGGACTGCCACGACTGCAGCGTGCATGCAGCGACCTCGGCCTCGGTGATCGCTTCGTCCCGCTCACGCATGAAATCCGTGCTCGCGATGCGTGAGCGTCGAGCCTCATCGAGCAGCACGTTGTCGGGCTTCGTACGGCGCTCGATGCAATCTGGCGCCCAGTCCGGCGTTGCGCCGAAATGCACGCGAGCTGCGCGGTATCCGCCACGGTTGAACGGGAAGGTCTCGCCGCAATGAAAGCAGCACCAGCCGTTCGGCGGGGGCGTGTAGGTGTCGGCTTCAGCCACGATCGTTCCTTCGGCCGTGCTCACCGCGGTTCCTTCGCAGCGCGGCGGGCTAGCGCCGCGACGGCCGTGCGCACCAGCATTGAAGACAGGACGATCACCCCACCGGCAAACAAGAGCGGCAGCAGCAGCTCAACGACGACAGCGAAGATGACCCGGCCTTTCTCGGTCGAAAGCACGAGCCGCCCAATCCACCAGTTCCACAGACCGACAAGGCTGGTGACGGTGAAAACGATCTGCATGGCGAGCATGCCAAACAGTCGGCCGCGCTTCGCGAACCTGATCCACACCGCGTTGCTGGCGAGGAAGAACGCGAAGCCATAACCCGGGTGATAGTCCGTCGCGAGCAGCGCGGCGCCGATGGCCCCGAGCACGCCGCCGATCCATTCGGTGCGTTTCGAGTTCGTTGCGCGCGTGGCGAGCTGGAGCTGCAGGCTCAAGACCTTTGAGCGCAGCCATTCGATTTCGGTGTCCTTCGAGTTCCACATGTCCGACAAGCGCGGGCCGGTGCTGGTGTCGATCAACTGGTCATTCTTGGGGGTGCGGGAAAACATCTCTGCCTTTCGTGAAGCGCCGACCTCCGACGCTTTAGGAAAAGCCCCCGGCACGAGGCCGGGGGAAAGATCGGTGCCGGTCGATCCGGTCAACTGATCAGGGAGAAATCGGTTAGCCGTTGGCGAGCGATGCCCAGTTCTCGCTCGGGCTCACAAAGCCGGGCGCAAGATCGCCAGCCATCCAATCGCGTGCCGCGATGGCTTCGTCCAGCACGTACTGGTCGAACTCGATGGGGTCTTCGAAGGCATCCTCGCCGTAGGTGTCGTGGACTTCATCCATCGACATGCGCCCGGCAAGCACGGCGATCTGCGCGCCGATGGCTTCGCGGTGGTCATCGCCGAAGAAGCTGCGCGCACGAACGCGGGGCTGCAACTCGGTCAAGGCCGCGATCTCCGCATTGATCGCGTCGTCGGTGGGGCGGCTTGGTTTCGTGCTCATACGGCCGCCACATCCAGAACGATCGGCACGTACTCGCCGCTGCGCTCGTCGCGCTCGTAGTAGCGCGTGTAGCTCTTCGAGCTGGCAACGCGCATGCTGTCGTTGATCGCCTGCATGGCCTTGAGCCATCGCGGGTCATCGATCTCGATCTTGTTCAGGCTGAGCACACGGGTCGTGCTGATCTTCCCAGCCTTGTCCACCTGAAATGCGCTATTCACCAGCGCCTTGATCTCGGCCTTGCTACCCCTGCTCCAGTCTTGGATGCATTCGCCGATGAGCTGCTCGGCCACCTGCAGCCGCTCATCGAACACCAGTGTGTCGGACACCTGCCGGACGATCTTGTAATTGCCGCTGAAGGTGGCGAGAGTGACGTTTCCTTTGCCCTTCGAGCCGCGCAGAACGACCTTGTATTCGTCGGCGCTGCGGGCAATGAATTCCTCAAAGGCCTGCGCCGCCGCGAGCTTGAAGCCCGCGATCTGCGCGCTCAGCGCCTTGGCGCCTTCGCACAAGTCGGTCACGACCTTGGTGCGGTCCTTGTCGATGGGCTTGACCTTGCTCACATGGAACAGTGCGCCTTTGGCGTCGGGCCAGTAGTTCGCGGGAATGGTTTCGTCTGTCATTTCGTCGTTTCCTTCTTCGTTGCCTTCTTGCTCTGCTTGATGCGGGGCACCGCATCGCCATTGATTCGTGTGACGCGCGCTTCGAACTCCATCTCCAAGCGCGGCACCTCGCGATTTCCGTAGCCGCTATCGCCACCCCAGGTGTGCGTGAACTCGATAACCGAGTGCCCTTCGCCGATGGCGCGCAGCAGGTCACGGCGGAATTCGAGGAAGTGCAGGTACTTGTTGGCGTTGACCTTCATGTCTGTTCGCCTTCCTGCTGGCGGGCCAGCCGTGCGGCCCGCTCGTTCTTGAGCCTCTCCCTGATCGCAGCAGCCTTCGCGGCTGCATCCGGGTCGGGTTCCGGCTCAGATCGCTCCAGGCGCGCGCCAATTGCCTCGGGAGATAGCCCGGCCTCGATCAGGTCGTCCAGCGATCTGGCGGGCGTTTGCTCGCGGCGCTGGCGTCGGTCCTGCTCTCGCTGCTGCTCGGCTTCTCCTTCCTGGCGGTCAGCGATGCGCACCACTACGCCGTAGAGGTACGCATTGCCTTCGAGGGGCAGCGTGATCTTTCCCCGCTCGGCCGCTTCGAAGACAGCGTGAAACGCGGCCTTCCAGGCGTCCGGCGACACGGCCCACACGCGTCCCTTGCGCTCGATGGCAACGCGCTGCACGTCGGGCACCAGCTCGGCCAGCAGCTTGCGCACGGTGGCGAGACGCAGGCGCTGCTTCGGCGGTGTGTGCAGGCGCAGGTAGCGCACCACGAGGTCGCCCAGCGGCAGCGCCTTGGTGAGCAGCTCGGCCACCAGCAGCCGCACGGTTTCGTCGGCGACCATGCGCAGCAGCAGTGCGTCGAGGCTCTCTTCGGCGCCGCACACCGGGCAGGTGTTGGTCAGGTGGGCAATGCTCATGGCGCGGGCCTCAGCATGAAGTCGTAGCCGGGAGGCGCCACGCACATCGTCGTCACGCCGTAGGTGCAATGCTTGGAGCCGACGCGGCGCTCGCGCACCATGCCGTTGTCGCGTAGGCGGGCGAGCCGCTCGCGCACCGTGCCGGGCTCCGTGGCGGCGCACCATGTGCGGCGCACCTCGCGCAGGTTGTGATAGCCGCCGGCCTTCACCAGCTCGCACCACAGCATCAGGGTTTCGTGGTCGATGTGCCGGCCGGTCGTGTTTGCCTCGCTCATTGCTGCGGCTCCTTCACGCACATGGCGGCGCCGATGGCCATTCCTGCGGTGTGCACACGCTCGGCCTCGGCCATGCGCTCGCGGTACGCATGCATTGCCTCGGTGGCGAGGCAGGCGAGCATCACGAGGTAAACGACCATCGCTGCATCGCCCAGGCGGTTGAGCACCGTGCGGGTGCGCTTCGTGCGGCGGATCACGATGCCTCTCCCGGCGTGCGCGAGAGGTAGCGGCGGAAGCCTTCCATCGAGCGGGTGCCACGCGCCTGCGGGCGGGTCGGAAACGGCACCAGGACACCGGCTACGCGGTCTTGGGCCGTGTCCCGCCCCAGGTCGATAGCGGCGACACGACGACCGCCCTTCAGGGCCTGCCAGTCTTCAGCCGCATAGCGCACGGCCTTGTGGCGCGGCGCGTTGAATTCGCGCATGAACTGGCGCGCGCGGCGCTTGATCCAGCCCGTCATGGTGGGTTTGCTTCGGGACATCAACGTGCTCCCTGCGCGCGTGGGCGCTCCATGAACAGCACCTTGTTCGCGATCGCGTGCATCAGCTCGGCGGACAGCGGCTTGTTGTAGGCGATCCCGAAGTCACGCAGGGCCGGCAGGAGGTTCTCGGTCAGCATGCGGGCGCTGCCTTCGCAGTAAGCCCACAGCGTTTCGAGCAGGTCATCGGGCAGCTCACTGGCCGTCAGCGTCCGACGCACGATGTCGTCGGCGTCATCGCGGGTGATCGTCTCGATGGTCTTGGGCCACATGCCGACGCGGCTGTAAATCTGCTGGAACGGGCCGTGCTTCGGCTTGATCAGTGCGGTGAGCTTCTCGGTGCCCACAAGCACGACGCCGACCTGTGCGGTGTCGCGGATGCGGCGCAGGTACTCCATGGCCGAGCCGCTCATCTTCTCGGCTTCGTCCACGAGGATGAGGTAGTTCGTGCCCTTCAGGATGCGCTTGATTTCCTTGAACTTCGCGCTCAGGCCGTGCGGCACCGCGTTGTTGAGCTTTTCGAGCAGCTCATCCATGAACACGCCCGGGGTCATGCTCGGGCTGACCTCGATCACCAGCGTGAGCGGGTTCGCCTTCTGGTACTCGACGCAAAAGCGCGTCTTGCCGATACCGACATAGCCGGTGATGACGCCGAAGTTCTGCTGCTTGCGAGTGCGGTCGCACACCACGTTCAGGAGCTTGTGCACGCTGCCCACCACGTAGTCGGGCGTGCCGTCCTTCATGCGCTCTGTCTCGGTGTCCAGCACCGACAGAAGCTGATTGAGCTGCTTGGTCGGGCTGCTCACGTACTTGCCCGAAAGAACCTGGCTCAGCGTACCGCTGGGCAGGCTGGCCTTCTTGGCGAGCCATGCACGGGGCTGCTTGTACTTCTCCAGCCAGTCGAGCACCTGCTCGGCCTTCTGGACATCCTCGGGCGTGTAGTGGCTCTTCGCCTTGATGCCGGGCAACCCGGCTTGAACTGCGGGGGCGTTCATTGGTCTTTCCTCCAAGAGAGCAGGTCGATGTCGATCACGTCGGCGCTAGGCGGCGGCGGGGGGGGCGGGGGCGGCAGCAGAGGGCCGAGGGAGTCCAGCGCGGTGAACTGGTCTTCAGCCGTCAACGGGTCGTTGCGGCGCGCATGGGCCTCATCGACCTTGCGTTCCAGGCGCTTGATCTGGCCCTTCAGGCGACGATCGCGGCCCTCTTCGAGGCGGCTGGTCGGCAACACGCCGATCGTTCTTTCAAGAGTGGCCTGTGCGATGAAGCGGCCCTTCTTGTCGAAGACCCACACGCGGGCGTCGTTGTGCAAGTCGTACTCGACATCGACCTTGTGCGTGTCGTACAGCGCGAGCGCCTCGGCGAAGTACCAGCGGTTGTGCAGCCGCACGGTCTGGTGGCCCACGGTGCACTCTTCGCGAGGCCGTGCAATCGAGGCCATGTCCAGCTCCACCGGCACGGGGCGAAGCTCTGCCCACACCTGGGCGGGCGTGCGTCCCTTGAGCACGTCCTTGGGTTGGTTGTGGTAGTGCTCCAGCCATCGAGTGAAGCTCTCGACGTACTGCTGCAGGCTCGGCAGCTTCCGGCGCCCCATTGAGAGGTCGGCGCTCAAACGGCGGTTGACCTCGGGCGCCATGTCGTCGCCGCAGTAGACATCGCCGCCCGCGAAGAACTTGTCGTGCTTGTTGCGCACGGTCAGGAAGAAGCGCTCGATCCAGCCTTTGCCGTGCGGGTTGCCGGGCAGCGCACCGATCACGCCGATGTCGAAGCGGGCATAGAAACCCGTGGCTTCGTCGCTCAGCAGCTTGGCGCGGTATCCCGGCCCACGGTCCACGTAGGCCCAGGCGTTGACGTGGTTGTGACGCTGCATGGCGCTGCTCAGCGCGAACAGCGTGGAAACGGTGCTTTCGCTTTCACTGAGCCACCAGCCAGTGATGTATCGGCTCTTGATGTCGATCCAGACCGTCAGCTCGGGGCGGAACGGTTTGCCGGTGTTTGGGTGCGCCACGTAGCAGTCGGCAGTGTGGCCGTCGCCTGCGTAGATTTCGCCGACCAGCACCTCATCGAGGTTGCGCCGTTGGAAGCGCTGGCGAGTGAGCTTGTGCAGCGCGGGGCCGACACGAGCAGGGCCGTACTTGCCAAGGGTGGCCGGCAGTGCCTTGAGGTAGCGCTTCACCCGGCTTTCGGTCACGTCATCGAAGCCCTCTTCAATGAGCTTTGAAGCCACGTCCGCATAGCCGGGCTTGCCGGGCTTCTGGTACAGGGCAACGGCCCGCGCCTCCCAGCCGTAGTCCTGACGCACGCGGCCGGCGTACTTGGGCAGCAGCGATGCCTTGTCGCCCTTGATGTAGGCCGACAGCCAGCGTTTGATGTTGGGCACGCTCAAGCCCTTGGAGCCGAGCACACGGGCGAGGTGCAGCGTGTGCGGGCTCGCCATGCCGCCGTCGAGCTGGGCCTTGAGCAGCGCTGCTGCGTGGTTGATGCTGGCCCCGTTGTTCACGAGTTCAGCCAGAGGGGACACGAGCGCTTCACGGAAGCCCGCGACCTTGCGGGCCGCTTCGCTGGCGCTCTCCCACGGATCGGGGTTCAGCGCGGCCGGAAGATCGCTCATCTGCCTGATGTCTTTGGTCATTGCGAGGATTGCGCCCATGTCGTCACCTGTAGGGGGGTCGGGTGATGAACGGGCTTAGGCCTTGGGGGCCTTGGGCGGGGCTTCGGGGCGGCCTTTGGCGCGCGGCTTGGCCTGCTTGCGCTCGTGCGCTCGCTGTTCACCTTCGTAGCCGTGCAGCGCAGTGAGACGCGCCCACTCTTCGGCGACGGCCTTGATCTCGCTCTCGTCAAGGAACGCGAGGCTGTCCGGGCTCGACTGCAGGCGCTTCGAGTCTTCTCCCAAGGCCGCCACGCACTTGCCGATCAGGCCGTCGATCTGCATGCGCAGTGCGACGAGTCCCGAGACCGTATAGCGGAGCGAGGGACCAACCCATACACCGGCTTGCTCGTGGCCCATGTAGCCGACCAGCTCCACGGCGACGGGATACAGCGAATCGACCGACAGTTCGCCCTTCTTGATCAGCGCGGCGATTTCGAGGCGGATGTCCGAGATCACCACGGGCGTGCCGTCGTGGTCTTCGGCGTCACGGGCGCGCTTCTTGAGCTTCTTAGCGAGGCCGTCACGCTCTGCCAAGGCTGTGTCGCGCTCGACAGCCGCGTCGGCGAGTTGCGCTTCTGCGTCCTTGATGCGCTGGCGCAGCTCGCGCACGCTTAGCGTGTTGAGATCACTGTCATCGCCGCCCTTGAGCAGGTCTTCGATGACCTCAGGATCAGCCGAAGCCAGCGCCAGCACCTTGGAGGACGGGGTTTCAAGCAGGCGGCGGCGCTCGTCGTCCGGACGGGACAGCACGAACTTGGCGTACTGCATTGCGCGCTGTGCGCTGCGCTCTTCGAAACCGCGCTCTTCCACCAGGGCGGCGAACTGGCCGTGCTCACAGTCAGCCTTTACCGAGGCCAGCACCAAGCCTGCCGCGAGCATGTGGCGCTGCGAGCGGTTCATGTGCTGCGCCGCGAGGTCGGCTCGCTCATCGAGGGAGCCAGTCAGATCGACGCCCAGGTCAGCTGCAAACGCGACAACGTTGTCGGAAATCTCGAAATCGACAACGTTGTCGGCTTCGATGACCGCTGGGACGGAGGGGGTGTTTTTCTTTGCCATGTCTATCGCTTTCACTTGATGCCGAGAGCGACGGCCACTCGATGGCCCTCGCCATACAGCCCCTTGTTGACACCCCGCACCACCTCACTGACGGTGCGGTACTTGAAGCCATGCCGAGCAGCGAATTGCCGCAGCGTCACGCCCTCCGCATGGAGGGCCTGCTTCGCCGAACTGGGAGACATGGCGGCGGGTGCGCCGCCTGATTTCCTTGTTGCCATCTGCTTTCCTCGTTGACTGTGTAATGCCAGTTATTGCACTGTCATCGATTATGAGTACACAAAACGGGACTGTCAAAGGAAAAGTACAGATTCCGGGATTTCTGTTTCAGATCGATTCGAAAACGCTCGAAATCGGGCGTTCTGGGGCTAGGCGTACCGTTTTGTTGCACCGATACTCCGCATCCCGGGATTAACAGTGAATTCACCGTCAATCCGGAATGACCCAGGAGTACACGAACGTGAATGGCGGTATAGGAGAAAGACTTAAAACCGAGCGGCAGCGCCTAGGCATTGCGCCGACAGACTTCGCCGCGCTCTGCGGTGTGAGCCGAACCACTCAGTTCAATTACGAAGCTGGTGATCGCGCTCCGGATGCGGAGTACCTGCAGCGCGCACACGAGCACGGCGTGGATGTGCAGTACGTCATCACCGGTCAGCAGCCAGCAGGAAACGACGACTTCGTCGTGATCCGCCAGCATGAGGAAGTCGCTGCGAGCGCAGGGAACGGCGCAGTGAATAGGGACCACGTTGACATCGGAGGCCTGAGCTTCAGTCGCAAGTGGCTCGCAAAGCGGGGGCTGAACCCTGCGTTATGCGAGGTGATCAACGTGTCCGGCGATTCGATGGCCTCGAAGCTGAACGACGGCGATAAGGTGTTGGTCGATACGTCCGACAAGACGCCCAAGAGCGGAAGGGCCTACGTGTTCTTGCAGGGCGACGAACTGCTAGTCAAATACTGCCAGCTCTTGCCTGACGGCATGTTGCGAGTGAGCAGTGAAAACCAAAACTATCCGACCTACGACATCGACCTGTCCAAGACGGATGGCGTCTCTATCGTCGGGCGCGTTCGCGCATCAACACACGAATGGTGAACTGAAAAAATGAAAACGATCACATTGGCGCTCGCACTGCTGGGCATGACTGGCTTTGCTGCAGCTCAAAAGCCTCCCAGCTACAAGGAGGCCCGCGCTCTATACGACCAACTTGGGAAGCCTGTCGCGGCTAGCGGCGTGTGGTGGAAGAAGCCGCTGCCCGAAAGGCAACAGGCCCTTCGAGATGCTGATGCGCTAGCAAAGCGCGCCGATGCGCTTTTCGGCTCAACCACCAGCCGTTTCGCCTCCTGCCGTTCGGCTGTGCTGGCAATGAGAACGTTCATCGGCGATCTGAATGACCTTGCCTTGGTGGTCGAGGGCAGGAACGAAATCAAGCACGCTGTCGCACTTTTTTCGCCGAGCTTCAATGCTGTTGATTTCGGGGAGAAAAAAGCTGCCTGCTATGAAGAGGTCGAGTCGCTCGACGCACCCGCAGCGAAGTGAGCATCATGGGATTCCTGAAACGCTGGTGGGACGGCACCACCGAAGTCCAGCACTTCGACGACCTCAACGACCATGAATCCGGCGTGTTCGTCTATCCGGCCGTCACCGTCCGTCATCACTGGACCGCAAAGGCTGCTCGCGCCGTGGTCGGCTTCTGTCGAGTCCACTGGGCTTTTTCCATCGGCACTGTGCTCACTCTGATCGGCATCGGGATCAGTGTTGCGTCGATGAAGTAGCGCATCGGGTGAAGCGCTTCACCATGACCTAAGCGCGCCATTTCCAGACATTAGGGCTTCTCGTTCGAAGCCCTTTTTTATTCCTGTCTGGAGTGGCCTATGCCCAAGAATTTTTCGCGTCTCCTGCCCTGGCTGATCATCTCGGTCTTCTTGGCAATATTTGCCCAGTTTCTGCAAGCGACCTCGCCGGGCAATGTGCTCGCGGTCTCTGTCTACAAGGCGCATCTGCTGTCGCTCGGCGGCTGGATTGGCTACTGGCTCGATCGCGCCTTGTTCCCTTATGACCGGCCGCACACCTACCTCGAAGAGCCTGAGGAAGTGCCGCAGCCCCCCGTGATACACGCGACTGCGCACCCTCGCAACGAGGCGTTTCCCTACGTGGAACCGCTCGCGATGGCGGAGGCGATCGCGCCGGCCTACGGCTACGCGATGCTGCGCCGCGCGATCATCGTCGCCGCTGCCCTGATCTGCGTGGGCCTGGGCGCCTGACGTGATGCCGCGCAATGCCCAGTGGTGGGATCGGCGCAGCAGCGCGTCGCCGATCCTGCGTGCCACGCCCACGCGCTACACCCCGCCTCGTGCGAGCCTCCTGCGCGATCTCGGCCGGTTCGTCTTGATCCTGCTCGGCTCGGTGGTGGTGCTCGGCGGAATGCTGGCCTGCTGCGGCACAACCGCCCACGCGCAGGCTGTCCCGCGCGAAGCCCTGCAGCACCGCGCCACGCTCAAGCGCGAAGCGCAGCGCGTCTGGGGCCTCGACGCACCCGTGGCGACATTTGCCGCCCAGGTGCATCAGGAGAGCCGCTGGCGCGTCGATGCGCGCTCGCCGGTAGGTGCCCTCGGGCTTGCCCAGTTCATGCCCTCCACGGCCTCGTGGATCGGCGGCGTGTACCCCAGCCTCGGCGAGCGGGCCCCGCTGAATCCGACGTGGGCGCTGCGCGGTCTTGTCACCTACGACAAGTGGCTGTTCGATCGCATCAAGGCAGACAACGAGTGCGAGCGCATGGCCTTCGCACTGTCGGCCTACAACGGTGGGCTCGGCTGGGTCTACAAGCGCCAGCAGCGCAGCGAGCAGCCCGGCATCTGCATGGGCGCGACATGCGCCATCAATCCGGGCGTCCACCCCGCCAGCCAGCGCGAGAACGCGCACTACCCGGTGGTGATCCTGCGCCAGCACGAGCAGCTCTATCGCGCCTGGGGCCGTGGGAGCTGCCAATGAATGCCGTCAAGTGGGTGGCCGCCGCCGTGATCGCCGTCGCGCTGCTGGTCGCGGGCTTCTTCCTGTGGCGATCTGGCGGTAGCAGCGAGCGGGCGGAAACCGTCACCGAGACGGTGAAGGCGAACACCCGCATCGAGGCCAAGGTGAAGAGCAAGGCCCGCAGCGACATCAAGCGAGCGGGCGAAGCCGGCGCGCTACGCGAGCAGGACCGCGACGGCCTCGACGCTCTGTTTCAACGACTTTCGAAGGAGGCCAAAGATGCGCCGACTGCTGCTGATGATCGCTATGTCCTGCCTGATGAGCGCCTGCACGTTTGGCGCGCCGCGAATGCTGGAGGCGGACCCGATCGAGGTGCAGCCTCCGCCCAACCTGATCACTCGACCCAAGCCGCTGCCGCAGCCGGCCTCGGGCGCGATTCAGGAGCTGGAGGCAAACCACCGCGAGGTGGCGAAGGCCTATCACAACCTGGCTTCGCAGATGTGCCGCCTGCTGGCGTATCTGCAGCTCCCAACAGAGGGCTGTGAGCCTTGGACGAAAAATTCTTTGAACTAGCGAGCGAGCTGGAACAGGCGCGGCGCGATGAAGCGCTGCGCCTGTTCCGCGAACGTGCAGACAGCGGTCCTGGCCGCGATGTCTGCGACTGTGGCGAAGACATCCCCCCGGCAAGGCGCTTGGCAGCGCCGAGCGCGATTCGCTGTATTGCCTGCCAAACGATCTTTGAACGGACGCGCAAATGCCTCCTGTGAAAAACGACCAAGCAGTGCTGGTCGAACTGGCCGCTGTGAAAGGCCAGCTCCAGATGTTGATGTTGATGATTCAAACGAACCACGACTCCACCCATCAGCGGATCGATGATCTGCGGCGCGCAACAGAGGGCCGCATTGAAGGCCTCGACGAGCGGCTCGCAACTATCGAGAGGAACGAGCGCAGCACGGCCCTCAAGGCCGCCAGCGGCGGGGCTCTCTCGGGCGCGATGGTGGGCGGTGCCATCGAGTTGTTCAAGTTCGTTGCGAAGCTGCCGTAGATGGCCTACACCGAGTCCACCCGCAACAAGGTGCGCGCCAAGTACATCCAAGGCGCACCGCTGGCGACTGCCGCCAAGGCGCACAAGGTGCCGTACAACACCGCGCGCAACTGGAAGCGGCAGGACGCGGACAAGGGCAACGATTGGGACATTGCGCGCAACGCCCGGCGCATGACGAAGAGCGGCATGGAGGAAATGTCGAACGAGGTGCTTGGCGAGCTGGCCGAGCAGTTCCTTGCCACGCTGCAGGCCGTCAAGTCCGATCCGAAGATGAACGCGACCGATCGCGCGGACATCCTCGTGCGCCTCATGGACGGCTACAGCAAGTCCATCAGTGCCGCGAGCCGCGCCATGCCGAACGCCAATCGTCTGGCTGTGGCCATGGACGTTCTGAAGTTCCTGAACGGCTTCATTGCCGACAAGTTCCCAGGCCTGCGCCGCCAGTTCGTGGAGGTCACCGAGGCGGCCGGCGATGCGTTCGTGCGCGAATTTGGGAATGGTGCCTGATGGCTAGAGGACAACGCCGTCTCAAGGATGCGGAGTTCCTCGAAGAGCTACGCGGCTACGCCGAGGGTCAGCGTGTCCTGATCGAGGCCGAGTGCGATGGCTTTGCAACGGACGAAGACGCCCGCAAGGCTCGCATTGCCGCCACGCGCGACGACTACGAGCAGTTCTGCCGCCAGTACTTTCCGCACTACGTGAAGCCCGCGCTGTCGGAGTTTCACAAGTGGTTCTATGTGGCATTCCCGCGGTTGGTCGACAAGCCGCACGGCACGCTGTCGAACGTATCAGCGCCACGCGGCGAAGCCAAGTCCACGCTCGGCACGCAGCTCGGCACCCTCTGGCTGATCGTCACGGAGCGCAAGCACTTCATTCCGATCATCATGGACGCGCGCGACCAAGCGGCCACGATGCTCGAAGCCATCAAGGTCGAGCTGGAGTGCAATCCGCGTCTGCAGATGGACTACCCGGAGATGTGCGGGCAGGGCCGCGTGTGGCGCGCTGGCGTGATCATCACGGCCAACAACATCAAGGTGCAGGCCTTCGGCGCCCTGAGTCGCATGCGCGGCCTGCGCCACGGCCCGCACCGCCCCGATTTCGTCTGGCTCGATGACATCGAGAACGACGAGAACGTGCGCAGCAAAGAGCAGCGCGACAAGCGCGAGGCGTGGATCGCGAAGGTAGTGCTGCCGCTGGGCCCGCCAGATGGCTCGATGGACGTGATGTACCTCAACACGATCCTGCACTACGACTCGGTGGCAAACCGCACGCACCGCAACCCGCAGTGGCGCACGCGCAAGAAGTTCGCATCGGTCATCCAGTGGCCCGATCGCATGGACCTGTGGGAGAAGTGGGAAGAGCTGTTCGTCAACCAAGAGGCCGACGAAAGCGCCGATGAGTCGGTGGAGAGTCCGGCCGACGCCTTCTATCGCGAGAACAAGGCCGAGATGGATGCGGGCGCGGTCGTGAGCTGGCCCGGAATGCGGCCACTTCTTCGGCTGATGCAAATTCGCGCGAGCGATCACCATGCGTTCAACTGCGAGTATCAGAACGACCCGAGCAACGCCGAGTCGTCCTTCTTTCCCGTGCTGGACTACTGGGTGCAGCCATGTCGCGACTGGGTGTTCTACGGCTCTCACGATCCGAGCCTGGGGAAGAACAACAAGCGCAACGATCCGGCCGCAACGCTCGTGGGAGGTTTCGACCGCGAGCACGGCAAGCTCGATGTGATCGAGGCCCTTGTTTATCGGCGCATTCCCGACAAGCAAATCAGCGACATCATCCGCCTACAAAAAGACTACGGGTGTCTCGCGTGGGGCTTCGAAGCCATCCAGTTCCAGGAGTTCATGCGCGGCGAGCTCGTGAAGCGCTCTGCGAAGGAAGGCATTCCGGTGCCTGCTGTCCCACTGCATCCGAACAGCGACAAGGAACTTCGCATCGAGTCGCTCAGCCCCCACGTTTTCAACAAGCTGATTCGCTTTCGTCGTGCGCACACCGTGCTGAACAGCCAGCTTCAGCACTACCCGGAAGCCGATCACGACGACGGGCCGGACGCTCTTCAAATGCTTTGGATGCTTGCCGTCTCACGCGCAGGCGGTATTCCCTCAATTCGTCTTGGGAAAAGAAAAAAATGAACCCTCTTCGCGGCGCCGTTCAAACGGTTCGTAGCTGGCTTGGCAAGTCCGTGGCTTCGTCGGCCTCGGACCCGAACACCTTCCTCGGGTCGCTCATGCACCTGCCCAATCCCGACGTGATCCTGCGTCACATCGGGCAGCGCGAGATCGTCTACGCATCGATCATGGCCGACCCTCACGTCATGGGCGAAATGCGTTCGATGCGCGGCTCCTTTCGCTCGCACGAATACCGGATTGCTCCTGGCAATGACGGCGAGACCAAGAGCATGCAGGCGCGCGATCTGTGCGAGCAGTGGATGCTCAACAACCAGCCGAACAAGATCTCGGACTGGCTGGAAATCATGTGGCAGATGAGCGCCAGCATCTTCACCGGCTATCGCGCCCACGAGCTGGTCTGGAACATGGACGGCCGCAACCTGCTGCCATCCGAGGTGATCGACCGACCGAACCGTCGTTTCCTCTTCAATGCAGAATCTGATCCGCTGCTGATCAGTCGGGCGAACATGAGGGGGGCGCCTGTGGAGGCGTACCAGTTCGTGATCTCGCGGCACATGCCCACCTACGACAACCCCTATGGTGTGGCGTTGTTCAGCTCCTGCTACTACGCATGGCTCTACAAGACCGGTGGGTGGCGATACCTCATGAAGTTTTGCGAGCGGCACGGCCTGCCTTGGCCCGTGGCCCGCTACCCGCAAGGCGCGAGCGATGAGGAGATCGATAAGCTGTACAAGGCGATGGAAGAGATGATCGAGTCCGCCTACTTGGTCACCCAGGATGGCAACGGCGTCGAGCTGCTCTCGCCGAAGGGCGGCGGCGGCGATCTGCCGCAAGAGCGTTTGATCGTTCTGGCGAATCGCGAGATGAGCAAGGCCATCACCAGTCAGTCGATGGTGGGCGAAGCCTTGGAGGTGGGTTCGCGGGCTGCAGCCGAGACCGCCAAGGATCGGCAGGACGGTGTGCACGACTCCGATCGCGACATCGGCGCGGATGGCATGTCGTTCATCTTCAAATGGATCACGCTGTTCAACTTCGGAGCGGGCGTGGCGCCGCCTCAACTGGAGTTCTACAAGAAGACCGTCGCGGGCAAGGCGCGGGCCGACACCTACAAGGTCGCCGCCGACATGGGCGCACGACCCAGCAAGAAGGCGATGCTTGAAGAGCTGGCGATTCCCGCCGCCGAGGACGACGATGACGCGCTGCTGCCGACTCGGCGCAATGGCACGCCCGGGCCGGCTGTAGACCCCGAGGCGGACACCGAAGATGTGGACTTCGCCGCGATCGAAGGCTTCGAGTTCGCCAAGGCCGCAGGTATCACCGAGGATGAAGCGATGCAGCTCGCGGCCGACGCCGCAGACCAGGCCATCGAAGATTCGATGATCGAGCCGGTTTACCGCATGCTGGTCGAGTACGAACGGGCCGGGAAAACGCTGGCCCAGTTCCGTGATGCCCTGGCCGATCTGGTGGGCGAGATGGACGACGACGCGCTGCGCGAGGTGCTTGAGCGCGCCCTGACGTATGCGTTTCTCACTGGCGCGGCTACACGCGCGGCGTGAGCTTCCGGCTCAAAGGGTCACCGAAGCGCACAACCAAACTGGCCCGGCAGGGCCTGATCGAAGGCGGCGAGCTGCACGGCTGCAGGTACACCTTCGAGGGGTTCAGCGCCATCGCCGTGCGCGGCGTGCCCCGGCTTCGCGTGCACCTGATCATCAACCGCGATGGCTGGCCGTTTCCTGAGGCCGTCGTGCTGCACGCGGCCGGCTTTCGAGGGCTGTTGCCCGTCAAGGGTGCGCGATCGCAGTGGATCGATGCCGCACCGCTGATGGAGGCGGCGCTGCAGGCGGGCGGGTGAAGCGCTTCACCATGACTCGCTGAAGGCTTCGGCCGACCATCAAGGCCTCCCCTCGAAAGGCCTGCAATGACCATCACTCTCGGCACTTGGTGCATTCCGCTCATTCTGACCATTGCGCTTGGCGTGTGGATGAAGGCAATCAGCACCGAGGGCTGGCTTGGCGGCATTTTCGAGTTCGCCTTTTTCTTGATCGGAAGCCTTGGCTTCTGGCTGATCTGGGCCGTGCTGCGGCTCTGCGGCTTTGCCTGAAAGACGCGAGATGCTCGTCACCCGTCCATTCACGAACGCCGAGCTGCGCAAGCTGCTCGAAGACCTCGCCGCCCGTCATTTCACACCAGGCGATCTTTCCATCGATCGAGGCCTGATTGCCGAGGCTGCCCGACGTTTGGCACCCTCGGGCGAGAGCGGGAACTTGCAGTGCACAGCGCAAGCCATCGCGGACCACTTCATCCGGTTTGAGCAGGGTTACGGTCGCGCGATCAAAGACAGGTTCCACAACCCCATGACGAAGAGGATGGAGACCAACAGCGTGACCATCCCCGTTCCGATGCTTCGCGCGCTGGTGGCTGCGGTCAGCGCAAGCGCTGATGCGCCGAGAAAGATGGGGTACTGATGCGCATCTATATCGCTGGGCCAATGACCGGCCACCCCGAGAGCAACTATCCAGCTTTCAATGCCATGGCCGCTCGCCTGCGCGCGCTCGGCCACCACGTCGAGAACCCAGCCGAAAACCCGGAGCCGCCGTGCAAGTCCTGGCTCGGCTACATGCGGATGGCCATCGCGCAGCTCGTGACCTGCGATGCGGTGGCGCTGCTGCCCGGCTGGGGCAGCTCGAAGGGCGCAGTGATCGAAGCACAGCTCGCACGCGCGCTGCACTTGAGCATCTACGAGGCCGAAAGCCTTGCCTCGGAGGGCGTGCATGCCTGATGCGATGGCCGTGGGCGGTTTTGGCGTCAAGTTCGGCGAGGCTATCGACTACCTCAAGGGCAAGCTGCCGGAGACGAGCCAAGCCCACGACGATCTCGCCGGCCCAGTGCACGGGAAGGTCTTCACGGTGACCGGAGCCACGAAGACCGACCTTGTGCGTGATCTGCACCGTTCGATTACCTCGGCAATCGAGAACGGAACCACGATCACCGACTTCCGCAAGGACTTCGACAAGGCGGTGCAGCAGCACGGGTGGCAGTACAAGGGCAAACGCGGCTGGCGCACCTCGGTGATCTTCGACACGAACATGCGCTCGGCTCGGATGGCCGGCCGGTGGAAGCAACTGCAGGACGGAAAGGATCGTCGCCCATTCCTGCAGTACCGCACGGCCGGCGATGCGCGCGTGCGCCCGCAGCATCGGCAGTGGAACAGCCTGATCTACGCGGTAGACGATGCGTTCTGGCAGACCCACTATCCGCCGAACGGCTGGGGATGCCGCTGCACCGTGCGCGCCTACAGTCAGGCCGACCTCGATCGCAAAGAGCTGGAGGTGTCGCCTCCCTTCGAGACGAAGACCCGCGAGGTGATCACGCGCGACGGTGAAATCAAGGATCGCGTCCCCGTGGGCATCGATCCCGGATGGGACCACAACGTCGGGCAGGCGTGGCTCTCGCCCGAAGTCGCACTCGGCCAGAAGCTGGCGCGCCTGCCGCGCGAGCTGCAGGGCATCGTCACCGATAAGACGATCACGCCTGCCTTTGAAAAGGTCATGAATGACAATTTCAAGGCGCTTCGAAAGCCTTTGGAACAGGGTGTGAAGGCCGTTCCAGAGCCCGCGATCACCGGCTTTCTCGACAGCTCGACGCTCAACGGGCTGGCCCAGGCCGCACCGGACCTCGCACTTTCGTCCACGGCCGTGACGGTCGCGAATGCTCGCGCATTGGGTGCTGCCTCGCCCTGGCCGGTGTCATGGGTGGATGAGCTGCCTTCGAACCTGCGCAACTACAGGGCGGTGCTGCGGGAGAGGGCTTCGGGCTCGCTGCTGGTGATTCCGCAGGGACTGATCGACGGCGCGCTGCCAGTAGCCACCATCCGGCTCAACCAGCAAACGAAGTTCGGGCAGGCGGCGCAGGTTGTCGAATTGGGAAAAGCCACTGCTGCGGCTTTGGGCGATGTTGCCGCCTACGAGCTGGTGGTCGGCTCGCTGCCGAAAGTGGCTCCCGCCGCCGATTAAGTTCTACACGCAACCAAAGGAAAGCACCGAATGAAAGTCATCTTCCGCGACCTCAACCATTCCGGCGTCGTCGATGCCGTGCAACGCCTGTTCCCCGAGTGGGATGCAGCCGTTGGCGACATCTTCAGCGCGCCCGGCGCCGACATCATCGTCAGCCCTGCGAACGTCACCGGCCGCATGGACGGCGGCATCGATCAGGTCTACATCAACCGTTTCGGCTGGCAGCTCGAAGCGCGCCTGATGCGCGACATCCTCAACGTGCACCACGGCAAGCTGCCCATCGGTGAGGCCCGGCTGATCACGACCTACGACGAGCGCACCGACGCGATCCCGCTCATGATCTGCGCGCCGACGATGGCATGGCCGCCGCAGGACGTGAGTCGCACCGAGAACGCCTATCTTGCGTTCAAGGCGACTCTGATCTGCGCGCTGACCGAGGGTGTGAAGGCGCTCGGCCGCGAGCCGGTCCTGCTGCTGCCCGGCCTGGGCACCGCCACTGGCCGGATGTTGGGCCACGTATGCGCCGAGCAGATGCGCCGCGCCTGGGATGAGGTCTACGCGAACCTGCCGCGCCCGCTGGGTGCGTGGTTCACCGGTTCGCACGCGCATCAAATCCTGCCGTCCGGCGACGGCAGCCACTCGCACAACACCGGGTGA